GGTTGCTTGAAAGGTGTTCACATCGTGGCCTTTCCTTCGGCCCTGTTGTTCGCTTGCTCAGTGCGCCAAATTTCCACCCTAAGTTCTGCGGCTGTGATGTCCCACTTCAATTTCTCCTCGATTTCGACAGCCGCTTGCAATCCCTTGAGCAACTCGACCATCTCTGGGTGTGCATACGCTTCACGCTCCTGCGCCCCGATGGCGGTCTCCATCGACCGCTTCATCAGGATGCCCTTCAAACTCTTACGGTAATGCTCGATGTATGTGCGCTCTGCCTTCGCACGGGCAAATAGCGCGGCGTTCTTCAGGATGTAGTCCACCGCTTTGTGTGGGTCTCTGTCTTCACTCATAAAACATTCTCCTTTTCTTTTCGCGATTGCGCTTGATCACCATGCCGACAAAAATTGCCAGACAAATCCAAAACATGAAGCCACTCATTGCCATGAATGTCCAAAAAAAATCTCCGAATGATTCAAACATTTACTTCTCCTTTTTTTTGTTACACGACCAGTAATACCAACACAAAAGAATCGTTGCAATCCAACACAACGCGCCCGTCAACATCAACATAATCATCAAAATATTAAAGAGGTCACTCACCATAATTTTCTTTTGCCTCCATCATTGCCTCCGCTTGCCTATATGCCTCGTGTGCAATGTCCTCGCTCCTTGCGTTCTTTGGTGCTGTCTGCAACAGCGAGTGCATCGCAATTAACGCAACGATGTCAATCCATTCAGGTTCTTGTTTCATTCGATCTCCTCGATCTTTATTTTTAACATCCCACCGATGTCTGGTGCCCAGTAGATGCGCAGGTCAACAATCTGTGAATCGTCTTCGTACACACCAGCGTGCGCCAGTCCATCAAGAGTTGCTTTAAGCAGGTTGTCCAAATCCCTGCGTCGCTTGTCTGGCCTCCACGCCTCGATCACCACGCGCAGTGGGCCAGAGTAATGCTTGACCATTCTTTGCACTGTCATCTGGTCACCAACGGTCTCACGATACTCGCGCCCCTTTGCACTGATGATCATGCGGCCATCAAAGTTGCGCCAGTATGTGTTGACCGATGGAGGCCACGGCAGTGTGATCTCAATCATTGACTGGCCTCATGCGGTGGCGGATTGCCTCCGACAATTCTTCTTGGCTCCACTGCAACGCAAGGTCGGCACACGCGTTGCGCTCGATTGCAATTGCCTGTTTGCTGGTCTGAATTGCAATTGCCATGATCTCTGCTTTCGCTTCTCTCAATGCCTCATCAAATTCAGTTTGCGTGAATAACTTCATGGCCCCAGAGTTGCCAAGTAGTTGCCTTGCTAAAGGGCTTAGTTCAGCGTCTTGCTTTGTCATTTCCATTCTCCTTCGTTACCTCGGTTACCTTTAGACCATTGGTCTCTAACATCTTCTTCAAGTTTTGATTCGGGATGAAGTTCGTTCCACCCCTTCTTCCAACGCCCAGTGTTGTCACTGTAGCCACGAAGCCAACGGTATGCACCATCGCGATCTTTGATGCGCATCTTGATGACTTCCCGAACGAGACAGCGGTGCATATGCTCACGGTCTCTTGCTCTTTTTTCTTCCTCGTCATTCAAAATCTTCCTCCATTGTCAAAAGACATCGGCACGCTGTTGTCGTACTCAACAAACTGCTGACTGTCTTTGTGATACCAAAGCGAGTACCAATCTTCGGCCTCACCGTTGCGTTGCTTCTCGCACATCAACATGGCATCAGGGATCATTGGATCGACTGGGCCAGTCTGCGCTTGGTGTTCCTTCTTTTTGTTGCGCCAGACCATCAACACATTGTCAACTTGGTCACTTATCGCGCCCGATCCCTTGATGTCGTTTTTGTTTGGCTGTATCTCTTCACTTGCCAACTTTCGGATGTGATGGATCAAATGCACATGGACATTGTGATCACGCGCCAGCGCGGTCAACTCGTCAACGAACATCTTCTGCGCGTTGTAGTCGTCTTCACCAGACACGCACTTCATCAGCGAGTCAATGAAAATGTGTTGCACACCCAACTCAACTGCACTGTATCGGGCCACTGCAATGACCTGTTGTGATGTAACCGTTCCCTGCTGGTCGTACAGCCACAACTTGCCGTGCGAAAAGTTTTGCAACCTAGTGACCAAGTCCATCAAGTGCTGTTGCTTGTTCACATACATCGGGTTGTAAATGTTCTCGCCTGCAAACTGTCGAAGCATACGCGTCAATGTGCGCTTGGGCTTCATCTCAAACGATGCAATCATTACCTTCTGGCCCTGCTTGATCAAATGCAAAGCAATCTGTCCAGTGACCATTGACTTGCCGCCACCGTTGCCGCCAGCGTACAGCGTCACCTCACCTGCGCGAAAACCAAAACCTTGGTGCGTCTTCAGCCACGGCATTGTTTGGTGCGGCTCCTCCTTGGGGTTGATGAAGTCCTCGCGCACCTCTTCTAAAAATTCCATTGCGCCGCGTACCTTCTGACCAACATCGTTGGCTTTGATGTACTTCTCGAAGTCAACCTCATCAGGCTTGACAATCCGAATGCGCCGCGCCTCGTCCAATTCCTTGGCCCGTTTTTGTATCTCAGACACCTGCATATACCACTACCTCCTCAATTCGCTGTTGTGCCACTTTTAATCGCTCCATGTCCTCATTGCTGAGTTGTTTGCCCTTGCTCATGTCGTATGCCGCAAGCATCACCACCAAGCACTCAAACGACGCAATGCGTAAGAGGTCGCTGGCGTAGAACGCTGGCTTGACCTTGGGCTTGCCTGTATCGTTCCAGTCGCGCTTTTTGTCGTCTGGTGGGAACAAGTCGTTCATTTCCATGCCGACTGCACCGACCACATCATGCACCGCGCAACCACCAAAACAATGCACCAGCACGCGACCATCTTCGGTCTCCCGAACTGACAGAGATGGTGACTTGTCCTCGTGTGCTGGGCACTGTGCAGTCCATGAACCATTGCGGCCCCTGACCTTGCCTAGACGCGAAACAAAACGCTCGGCTGGGGTCATATCACCCTCCGACCTACTGGCGCTTCACCGCTCTCGTCTTCCCAGCGGCGCTGGTTGATGAAGGTCAATGGCGCAGGGTCAAAGCCTGATGTCCACTGCTCGGTGCGTTTCAACTTGTTCACGCTGGCAATGATGGTGTCGGCCACCATGTCGAGGTCGTGCTTGGCCCACTTCTTCTCGCATTCGGCGCGGGCAACCTTCCTCTTGGACAAAGGCCACGATGACCAAAAGTCGTCGAATCGTGTTGTTGTCGGCTTGGCCGACGATATATTCTTATTCTGTTTCTGTATCTGTTTAGGGTTCGTGTTCGGTTTCGATTCGGTTTCCAATTCGGTTTTCTTCGGCCTGCCGCCTCGCTTTCCGAGTTGTCGATTATTTTCGACTTGATGTTGGTACTTCGCGATTTCAGCATCACAACGATTGTTGCGATACCCGTCAACACCCTTGTCAAAGAATTCCTCCAAAACCGATTCGGTTATGTCCAAATCAAGGCGGATTTTGCGTGCCACAGACTCGGTCTCAAGCGGGATTGGCTTCTCGCTGATGTAGTACAAATCAAGCAGGCGTCGGTATGCCAAGTCTTCAGCATCCGACAAATGGTTGGTGTGTGTGATGTAGTCGCCCAAATAGAATTTGTACCAGATCACTTGATTTCTCCAAAGATGTCGGGTCGAAGAGTTGCACGCAACACCTTGCCCCGTGTGTACCTTTCAATTGCCACGCACACCTCTGCGCTGGCAAGCCCACGCCCCGTGATAATCGCGGCCATCCACTGCTTGGTGATGCCCAAGTGTCGCGCCAGTTCTATCTTCGCGCCCCGTGGTTTGTCTTCAAAAAATTCCTCTAGCGTCATCCTGACTCCTTGTGTTAGTGAAACTTGATCATACACCAAAAAATCATTTGTGCAAGGGTTCTTGCAAAATAAGTTAAAGTGTGTATGATACCAACACATCAACAGCGAAGGAGGAGTGTATGCACAGCGAAGAGGAATACAACCAAGCGATGCTGGAGAGGCAACAGATGCTTGAGGAAGCCCTAGAACGGGCTGAGACAGGCGTTGCAACCGAGGACGACTGGAACACCATCTAC